AAGAGCGCGTAAGAGCCTTGCGGATAATGTATTGACTGCCAGCCAAAGGTCGCGCCATAGGCCCGTGCGGAGGCTAGGAAGACGTTGTGGATGTTGTCAGACAGGGCTTTCCCCGCTGCGCCAACGCGGTCAATGGGAAGCATGGATGCAAGCTGGATGGCCCCGTCCTGCGTGGTCACGATAACGTCCGTTCCTACAACCTCAACACATCGACGGCCCAACGGCTTGCCAATGCTAAACGACGCGCCAACCAACAGCCAATCCGCTGCCGTTCCGGGGTCCGTCCCAGAGTACAGGATCACTTCGCCTTCTGTCGTGATTGCTACGAATATATCGTCAGGGCCGCTGCCACCGTCTCGGGTCCAAGACGCAAGAGCCTGGATGCTGCCGCCCTTCTGGCACAGCCCGCCAAGGTCGAAAGTTGCCACGGTTCCAGTGATAGAACCTACAGGCAGATATCCAATAACCAAACTTTCTGTGAATACGAAGAAAAGGCGGCGGTGATGCGCTATCACATCAACAATCTCAGTTGCCGTAACGCCGGATAAAGTAGGCGCGGCAAAGGCGGACCCGTTATAGTGAATAGGCGCATCAACGCCGTTCACCATATATAGATAATTGCCGCCCGCATTGCCAAACATGGCGGTTTGCCAACGGTTGTTTGATTTCCCCGTCGCAATAGAACTCGCCGCGCCTGCGCTTGTCGCATCGTAGATAACGCCACCACCACATGCCAACAGCTTCTTGCTTGCTGGCACTGCATATTCAACAAGCGTCTCAACCGCACCGGAGCCAACGCCCGTCCCGTGTTCGTCATAGCCAGAACGCAATTCAACGTCAGTCAGATTCGGGAACACATTATCAAGCGTTATCGCCCAATCGGCGTCCATATCCGCAAGTGAGTCCTTCGCGTTCCACCCTTTGACCGGCGCGGGAATGCTGGCAGATTGTGAAGTTGGGGCTTTGCGGCTGTTATTAGCGAGGGGCTGTAACATCATGGCTCGATGTCCTGCCTAGTCTTCTTCTGGCAGGGGCGGCATTTTTGCCCAAGCAGAAGCGATGGCCTTTCGGGCCTTTGCCTTTATCTCCGGTGCCGCTGCGGCGAGGGCCGCTGAATCGTGACGTGCTACAGCACACCGCCAATTGCCTCCGTCAGGATGGGCGCGCAGCACGTTCACTGTGCCAGATTCCGCAAGGATAGCGGCGATAAAATTTCCATTTGCCATGTTCATTGCCTTTCGGTTTGGGCTTACGCCGCTTTATACATCATTGTGAACTCTAAAAAAGTACCGTCCGAAAATCCTGCAGCAGCAACGTTCGCTTGGTTCACATTGTCGCCACCTTGGCGCAGACGAACTGTGCTTGTCCCTGTAAAGGCCCGACCCAACAAAGTATAAAATCCACCAGCAACATCGAGGTCTATCAGCCCAACGGCAGAGAAGGCCGGAGCGGCACCCCTGCCCGAACCAACAGAAAACGGCAGACCTGAAATCTGCAAGTTTCCCGCCGTAGTCACATCCTTTGTGGTGATGCTAACAACGCCAACGACAAAGACCAGCGCGCCGAGTTTAATATACTCCCCCTCATTTGCGGCATATGTTTGCGTGCCGGGGGTGGTCGTCCCCGTCAGAGTGGGCGTCCACGTTCCGGCCTCATAGTCAGGGGCGCTCGTAATCGCTTGCGATGGTGCGTAGTGCATGATTGGCCCCTACTTGTAAAAGGAGACGTTTAGCTTCGCGCTGGCGGTCTCCTCGATGAACTTGATTGCCGACAGGTCGCCCGTGTATGAAAAATACGAACCGGGCTCAAGAACACCGCCAACAGTCGTGGTCGGGTCTGTCCCGTCATCACGCCAGCGAACCGCCTGATCTTCGGTGTTGATATACGCCACCTTCGCGCCGGTCGGCACAGTCAGGGAGGCAACAGACGACAAACTCGTAACCTGCTCAAAGCCAGCAACAGGAGCATCCCCGCCGTGGTATTGTGCGGCCCGTTGAACCGCCTCGTTAAATGTGGGCACTGTATTTCTCCATATCGGTTTCAAAAATAGCCATTATACGTTCCAACTTCCTTCTGGCACATAAACGCCCGTGTTGTATCCGCCACCGGACATGTTCAGAACAGGCTTGCCGCCAACCCGTGCGGTTGTGTTTGCAAGTTTCTGCTCGTAAATGCGGAAATCTTCTGAATAGTCTAGGCCGTTCTTTTTCTTAAAACGCCAGACGACACCCATCTGCATCAGGTTTTCGTCAAGGATGCCCGTGTCGGTATCCGCCGCCCATGCGCTTTGGGCCGTGCCTCCCGACGATTGGCAGAAATTCTCCGTCTGGTACTCAAACTTCCACGAATTGCCAGCGGGCGGCGCGGGGTATGCGTAGAGGCTTCCGCCCCGGATTCGATAGCTGGCATATGGGCCGGTTGTAACCCGAGCGACTAGAAACTGCCATTCCTGCGGAGACAACGGCCCGGTTACAGGTTGCGTTAGCGTCCGATCCCAGAATGATTGATTGATCATATAGGCAAATCCGGGCGCGATTGTTGCCATAACGCCCTGCAATTCAGCCGCAAGGGTTGTGTGGCTTGCTTCGAGCTGCGTCTCGGGCCATGCGAAGCGTTCTAGCAGCTCTTGGCCCTCTGTCTGGGCAAGGGCAAGCAAAGTCCTCACGTTGCCGTCTGTGGACGCTACAACGGTAGATGAGCGCACCAGACCAATTGTGTCCTGCGCTCCATTAACCAACGTGAGAAGTGACATAGCTAGGCGGCTTCCTGTTTCGGCGGTCGTCCGCGCCGCTTGGGTGCTTCGTCTTCAATCTCATGGTCGCCGGTCAACCGTTCCATCAGCCGTTCGATCTGCTCGTCTTTGCTGGCAACGGATTCCCGCAATGATTCCATCTGAACTTTGAGGCTTGCGACTTCTTCGCTGTTTTTGTTCGTCCCGGCAGATGCGATATATGACGCGGCCTTATCTTTCAAAGCAACTGCGCCCATGCCGAGCTTTCGAATGGTGTCGGCGTTGGCGTTTGCCAAGTCTTCCACCGTGCGAACTTGGATTCCCTGACACATCTTGAGTTGCGCTGGGGTAACGCCAGGCCAATTCTTTAGGTCAATGCCGTTCACGGGAGCCTCACGGCCCTCTTTCCATGCGTCATAGGCATGAAGTGCAAATGGGGACGGGGGCTTGCGCGACGTTCCGCGCTTCCATTCATCCAGCAATTCGGGAGACACGACCTTGTCTACACCCAAATGTCCACCGGGCATGGTGATAACCGCAATTTCAATATCGTGGAAAACAGGGTGTCCCGCTTCCATTGTCGCTGCTCGGTCTTCTTCAGCGCGCAACTCAAACTCAACGTAAAATCCGTGCGTCTCTGGGGTAAGCATACCAACCATTATGTGTCTCGCCTTTCATTGTTAAGTGAATGGGGGCGGCATTAGCGCCGCCCCCGAACCACGTTAAGCAGACAGTCCGTCATCCATGAACGGGCGCTGTATTTCAAAGTACGCAAGGCCAGTTGACGGAGTGCCAACAGCGGATGCGCCCTTTGTAAGTTTCACACGATCACCGGCAACAACTGCGTCATCAACGCTTCCGGGAGTAGCCGTTGCATAGACGTTCGCGTTGTCAGCAAAGCCCGTCAGAGCCTTGCCAACACCCTTGCCGCTGACCTGATACCAACCGTACTGGCTGGCAACATTGATCGACATTGCAAGGCCAACCGGCCCAATGGCATTTGCAGCCAGTAGAGCGGTCGTGTTGTCGGATGAATTGTATGTAACGAAGCTGCCAAGAACGGTTGAGGCAACTCCTTCCAGGTATACAAACTCACCCGCTCCGAGTACCGGATCAACCGCCTGGACAACGAGGCCCAGAGGGTTGAGTTTGACTGTCGAAGTATCAGCAATGGGCTGCGCTCCGACGATTGGGTTAGTAATTTCGTAAGCCATCGTATTGGCCCTTTCTTTGCTGGTGCCAACTAGGCTTTGAGAACGCCCTGGAGGGAACGGTTCGAAACGGTCATGTTGCCCTGCCAGATGATTGGCAAAACCTGACTGTCCTGGTTCACGGACCACTTCTCATGCACCTCGGTCCAGTTCGCATCCTTATGCGCGATGAGGGCGAGATAGTCGGTGTTGAGGAAGTACATGTGAGCGTCAGGCATACCAGAGGCGACCGAATCATAAACCACGTCAGCGACCTTGTACTTCAAGGACGTTGCACCTGCGGAGAGGGCCGTCGAGTCGGTGTAACGCTTCAAGCTGGTCTGGCTGTTGTCGAAGAACGTAAAGTACGTGTCATCGGCAACAATCAGGTCCGGCATGTCGTTGTTACGTGTCAGATTGAGCCACAACGGAAGCATGAGGCTTTCTATGGTGGTCGCACTTGGCGTAATACCAGCGCCGCCCTGGAGGGGAGAAGCTGCCGACTGGACGATGTTCTGCCAGAAGTCATAGGTGGACGAATTGATGCCGCCAACCGTGCCAGTACCCGCGTCAGAAACAAGAGCCTGTAGGCCGTTGATCTGGTTGGCGGTTGTGCCGTCAGAATACATATCAACAGAGAAGTTATTCCCGGCAGTACGCATGGCATTTTTCAGCTTGTTCTTGACAAGCTTGATAACGCCTTCCTTGCCGCTGTTCTGGCGAATTTCCAGACCGGAGGCGACGACATTGATAGCGATTTGCTTCCAAGGGAAGTTCGCCGCCGTGAAGACTTCGGACTGAGACACGTCGAGGGTGTCATAGCCAGAATATCTCTGGTAAGTGCCATTTTCTGCATAATCCAATCCCGCTTGGATTTCCCAGCCACCACCGACAAGATCAACACGACCCTTTTCGGTCAGGCGCTGATGCAGAGCCGTGTGGTTGGTTACGTTATCGGCAAGGTATTTGTCCTTGAAATGCCGATATGTGATTGCACTGATCTCAGTGAACGAAGTATTGGGGGAGGGCATTAACCTGTCCCTTTCATGGTTAAGCCGTCATGCGCTCGTCAACAAGGTTGCCAATGAAATCACCCACATCTTCAGCACCACCCTTGGCAGCGGGCCTAGACCCACTACGCACGGTATTTGATCCAGCCGCCTTCTTTGCCTTGGCCGCGCGGGCTTTCGCCATTGCCACCTTGTCGGCCTCTGCCTTGGCCGCTTTCGCCGCCTCAACTTTTGCCGAAACACCATCGTTCGCAGCGATTGCCATTTTGTAGGCTTTCGCTAGAGCGTCGGTGTTCGATAGGGATGGATCATTGGAACGCAACGCCGCGACAACCGGGATCATTTCGCCCTCAAGTTCGGTGTAGTATTCATTCTCAGCGGAGAACTTAGCCACATCGTTGTTGATTGCTGATTCCGCGTGCCGTTGGGCCTGCATCTGCTGTTGTGTGTTTGAATCCGTCAGACCCCGAATCTGCTGCTGCATGGCAACTAATTGCGGGTCGGCGGTCGTTTGACCACCGGATTCAGACAAAGCCGAGACCGGGATTTGACGTGCATCGAGCATGTATTTAACGAAACCGATGGGGTCGCTGTTTGCAAAGTCGGATAAGGCGAATAGCTGACCAACTGCGGTGCTGTCGTCCATTCCATCCATTGCAAGCTGCTGACGCCTGGGCGCTAGTACTTGTTCGAGCCTGTCAAAGCCTTTGGACTTGTCGGCCAGGTCCATTGTCTTCTGTGTGAAAGCAGCCTCCTGCTCCTTCGCGCGATCCGACATCCATTTCTGGCTTTCGGGCGGAAGTGCGGCAAACGCCTCACGGTCTTTTGCGGACATCGACTGAGGGGCGGCGATGGTCTGACTGTCATCAGGTTCGCTGGCTTCCTCGGCCTCATCTGCGGTTTCTTTATCGTCGGTCGCGGTGTCGTCTTCAGCCTTAACGGCCTCGGCGTCCACAACTTCGGAATCTGTCTCAGTCTCAACAAGGGCGGCGATATCGTCTTCGCTCACCTCGGAGTCTGATGTGTCAACTTCCCCGCCTGATTCCAGCGTATCAACCGCCGAACTCATAAAATCGTCCATATCCTGAAAGGATGCGTCTGCGGATGCGGTTTCTGCTTCGCCAGCCATTAAAAAATCTCCATCTTGCTTTTCAGCGTGGGAACAGCGCGCCATCACGGCGGGCCTTTGAATTACGTGTTACAAAATATCGTTTGCTACTTGCTCAACAATACCATCAATCGCCGCGTCACGCTTCTGGTTATCGGCCTCAATGGATGCGGCAGCGTTTCGGGCGTTATCTTCTTTCTCGCCTGTTTCCAGGATGCGGCAGTCATGGCGTTTAAGGTTTTCCTCGTGCGCCGCGCGGCCCTCAATCGGCTTGCCTGTAATCGGGCAGTC